CTACCCGTTGAAGTCCACCCCGCGGTTCTGCGTCCACCAGCACAGCGCCCGCCGAATCGTGCGCTCCGGCAGATCAAAATACTCCGCCAGCTGCCACGGCTCTGTATACCCCGCCCGCATCGCCGCTCGCAGCTCCTCTGCCGTCAAAAAACGCTCGAACGTGCTCGCGTCGGCACGCTCCTCCATCTGCGCCACCAGCTGATAGGGACTGTCCACTTTGTGCAGGCAGCCTGTCGTCAGATGCCCGTCCTCATGCATCGCCGCCCCGCGCAGCGCCCGCACCGTGCGCAGCTGATCGAAATCGAACATTACACAGTAATCGCCGCCCTCCCGCAGCGTCGCCGCCGGCGCGGGCATCCCACGATACAGAATTACGTCCGCGTCCGCCCGCCGGCAATCTTGATAAAAATTCGACAGCGCAAACATCCGATTTCCCCCTTTCGCCCTCACACCGCTCTGCGCACCGGGTTCCTCACCCTCCCGCGGGAGGAGCACTTCCACAACGCGCACAACGCCCCTCTCCAGCGCTTCCCGCACCCTGCTGCCTTGCCGCCCGTGGCGCTCGTTCTCCACGATTCCCCCTCCGGCACAGGCCCGCTTTTCGTGTGCGGCAGTGCCTTGCCGCCCATGGTGCTCGTTCTCCACGGTTCCCTCTCCGGCACAGGCCCGCCTTCCGTGTGCGGCAGTGCCTTGCCGCCCATGGTGCTCGTTCTCCACGGTTCCCTCTCCGGCACAGGCCCGCCTTCCGTGTGCGGCAGTGCCTTGCCGCATCGCGTGCCTCCCCTTGCGGGTCACACCGAAATGCAACAGATCCCGCCCCCTGCTTTCCATTTTTTATCGCTTCTTCGCCGATTCTTCCGGCTGAGCCGGTCCGGTATCCCGCGTCTGCGCCCGGCGCGCCGCCCGACGCGCACGCATCACCTGGACCATATCGCGCACCGTCTCCCGGTCCGCCTCGCTCAGCGCCCGATACTCCCCATAAAATGCGATATCTACATCTGCCAGGTCGTCCCGCGGGGCCGTCAGCTCCGACAACGCCACGCCAAGCAGCTCCGCCATCCGCTCCAGCTTCTCCACCCGCGGATACTTGCGCCCACTGCACCAGTCCGATACCGTCGCCCCGGAACACCCCATCTGCCGCGCCAGCTCCTGCTGCGTCATCCCTTTGCTTTTCAGAATGCCGCGCAGCGCTCTGGCAAACTCCTGCTTTGCATTTTCACCCATCGTTTGGTTCCCCTTCCCGAAAACGCCCCGTGCAAAGCGCCGTTCTGCTTTTGCGGCGATGCCCCTCAGCCTTGCGCTGCACAGCCCAGCGCCCTGCCAACCCATCCACACGGCAGCGCCCGGATGCATTTCCATCTTTTCTCTGGATTATAAGCTTTTGGCGAATATTTTGCAAGCATTTATTTTGCGATCTTTCCTTTTTTTATTTTTTCGGCTGCCCGGATTTTAAACGGAAACTTCATTTTTGCTCCTGTTTTTATCGTGTTAATGGCAATTCTTTCTCTTGCCTGGGTGGAAAGCGGCCATTTTGTAAAGCACCGCCGGCTCTGGAATTTTTGCTTTAAGTTTCGCTTTAAGCTTGACACCGGCCGCAGCCTGTGTATACTGAGAGAGGAAAAGCAGCGCGGCCTGGACAGCGGCAGGCCGCTCCTTTTCGCCCCACGCGTTCGCTTTAAGCTAATTTTTTTGGGGGTGGCTCCCGGTATGCCGCGCCTGCCCCCCTGCCCGGCGCAGGAAAGGTTCCTGACCGCGCCGATATCCGGCTTTCCCCTGTATCCTACCACGCACCCGGTACCATAAACCGGTCCATGAACCCATTTGAGAAGGCGGTGTTTCATTTTGACGTATGAGCGCGATTCTTTTGTACTGCACACCGACATCAGCCAACATCTTGCGCTGCTTTCGGACGCCCAGGCCGGGCAGCTGATCAAGGCTGTGGTGAATTACGCAGCCGGACAGCCTTTGTCTGACCAGCTCGACCCCAGCGTGCAGATGGCGTTCTCTTTCATCACCTGCCAACTGGACCGTGACTTCCTCCGCTACAACCAGGTGCGCGAGGCGCGTGCCGCCGCCGGACGCAGAGGGGGGCAGAAAACGCAGAAATTTATCACGTTGGAATGTCAAGATTCAAGCAAATCAAGCAAAAGGGTAGCAAAATGTATACCTGTACCTGTACCTGTACCTGTACCTGAACCTGTACCTGAACCTGGGTGTGAGCCTGTTTCTGAGCCTGTCTCTGTGGCAGAGCCCGGGCCCGCAGCGGGGCGAAGCGATAAGCTTAAAGTGAACAGCTTGTGCGGGGAGATGCAGGGAGCCGACGGTGCGCCGTCGGGACGCACACACTGCAAGGGAGCGGAATGCCGGGAGGAGACGAAAACGCGGGGCGAAGCCGATGCGGGGGGCAAGACACCCGTGCGGGGAGCCCCCGATGCGGGAGGCGAACTCAATGCAGGGGGCAAGGCACCCGTGCGGGGAGCCCCCGATGCGGAAGGCGAACTCAATGCAGGGGGCAAGGCACCCGTACGGGGAGCCCCCGATGCGGGAGGCGAACTCAATGCAGGGGGCAAGGCACCCGTACGGGGAGCCCCCGATGCGGGAGGCGAACTCAATGCAGGGGGCAAGGCACCAAGAGCCGACGGCGCGCCGTCGGGACGCACACACTGCAAGGGGGCGGAATGCCGGGAGGAGACGAAAACGCAGGGTGAAGCAGATGCGGAAGATACAAGCGGACAAGCCCTGCCGGGCGGGCAGTGCAAAGCGATCGACCGCGCCACGCCAGGCAGCCGCACCACGCCAGGCAGCCGCACCACGCCAGGCAGCCGCACCACGCCAGGCAGCCGCGCCACGCCAGGCAGCCGCGCCACACCAGTCAGACCGCCCGAAACCCGCAGTCATACCGGCTTGGGCGGGCCTCCCGGGCCGGATGAAGTCCGATGCTATGCCGAGAGCCTGGGCTATGCCATCCACGCGGAGGCCTTTTGCGATTACTACGCCGCGCGCGGCTGGCGGGCAGGCGGGGTGCCTCTGCGGGACTGGCGGGCCGCCGTGCGCTGCTGGCAGCACCGCGAAGCCGCCTTCGGCGGCGCGGCGGGCACCGGTACAAAGCCCATGGCGAGCCCCGGTCATCCCCGGGGCAGACCCGCGTTTGACCCGTTCCGCCACAGCCTGAAGGCTTTGATGGAAGATGATTTATGACATTGAAACGTTACTTAATTCACTTTTAGGAAGGAGCTATCTATGCTTTACACCTCCGAACACTACCCCGATCCCACCGCTTGCGCGGCCTTTCACCGCATGGAGCGGCGCGTGGCCGCAGGCTCTCGCTGCTGCCCCAAAAGGCCGCGCGTCGGCGTATGGTTTGCCGCCCCGGACGCTGCCCCGCACCATCCCCAAAACGCCCCGGGCACGCCCCATCACACGGCCGGCACGGTTTCCCCCCACGCCATTGTGCCCGACTGCGCCGCCAGCTGTGCCTTATGCGCACTGCGCGGCGTCTGCCCGGGCAACGCGGGGCGCTTTTGCCCCCAGAGAGAGGAGCTTTGAACATGCCAATGACAAGTGCATCTTCCCTTTCGGCAAATTCGGGCGCGGCTGCCGCAGAACATTTTCGGGCTGGGCTGCGCGGCGCAGACAGCAAAGACAAGACGGGCCGCAGGGGCGGCGCAGGCGGCACAGACAGTTCATCCGCGCCGGTGCTTGCGGGCGGCGCGGACAAGACGGATAGCAAGAACGAGCCGGGCGGCGAAAACAAACTGCACCGCGCGGGCAGCGCAAACGAGCAGAAGGCTGACCGCGCAGCAGGCAGGGCCGGGGGCACGAACAGCCGGGGCAAGACGGACGATGCGGGCCGCAGGGGCGGCGCAGGCGGCACAGACCGTTCATCCGCGCCGGTACGCACAGCACGCGGCGATGCCGCGCTGTCCGCCTGCCCCTGCATGCACTGCGGGCGCGATCTTTTGTGCGGCGACCCGCACCGCTGTACGGAATTTCTGGGCTGGTTCGCGGGGCTTCGGCAAAAACTCTGCGCCCGCTGCACCACCGGCAAAACGCACTGCACCGCCTATCCCGCCGCAGCCGCGCCGGGCATAGGCGGGCATGTTTACAGCACGGAAAATGGCACTGAGGACACCGCCGCGGGCATCGCCGCACGGGGCATAGGCGGGCATGTTTACAGCACGGAAAATGGCACTGAGGACACCACCGCGGGCATCCCCGCACCGCCGCCGGATTACCGCACCTGCGTGGCGTGGCTGAAAGGCTATCGCACGGCACTGCGCCGTGAGAACGAGCTGGCGCTGGAGGTGAAGCGTCTGCGCGCCGAGGCCGCCTACCTTGCCCCGCTGCTGGAGGGCACCGGCGGCCACACTGCCCCCGACCCGGACCGTCTGCCCCGCGCCGTGGAGGGCATCCTGCGCGCTGAAACACGCCTTTCCGCACAGATCTCCTCCTGCCAGCGCACCCGCGCCGCCGTTTCCGCCGCCGTGGACCGCGTGCCCGAACCGCGGGAACACGAAATTCTGCGCCGCCGGTATCTGCTCTGCCAGACCTTTGAGGACATCGCCCGCGACGCTTTGCTCGACGAGCGCTGGGCACGGCGTCTGCACCGCCGCGCTGTCGAACACCTGATTTTGACCCTGAAAAGCCCGCTTTTCCCGTGCTATACTGGTAGCATGAAAGTTTGAAACGAGGGGGGTCTTCCCTCGCCTGACCCCGAAAGTGAGGTTTTTATGCCAACCAGCAAACTGACCTACTGGACCAGCCCCGAGGGCCTTGCCATCCTGGCCGGATGGGCCCGCGACGGCGTGCCGGACACCGAGATCGCCCGGCGCGCCGGCACCACCACCCGCACCCTCCACATCTGGCAGCAGCGCGCCCCCGCCGTGCGCGATGCCCTCGCCTTCGACGGCCCCGCCGCCGACCGCCAGGTCGAGAATGCCCTGTTTCAACAGTGCTCCGGCGCCGTGCTGCCCCTCCGCAAAACCTTTAAGCTCCGCCGCGTCGATTTCGACCCCGCCACCGGAACCAAGCTTTCCGAACACGAGGAACTGGCTACCGGCATCGACGAGATCCACGTCCCCGCCAGCACCACCGCCCAGCTGTTCTGGCTGAAAAACCGCCTGCCTGCCCTTTGGGGCAGCGCCGATCCCTCCGGGCCGGCCTCTCTGCCGGCGCACGACGACGGCCTGCTGGACGCCCTCAACAACACCGCCGCCACTCTGTTTGACGGCCTCGACCCCGACGCCGACTCGCCGGACTCGCCTGACTCGCCGGACGCCGCCGATGCGCAGGACTCCGATTTTCCCTGCGGCTCCGGCGGCACCTCCTCCGGCCCGGACGACAGTCCCTCTCCCTGCGGCGCACCCGCCACAGAAAGGCAGGCTCCATGACCCAGAACAACACTCCGCTTTCCCTTAACGCCGCCGCAGAGGGCGGGCGCGCTCTGCCGGAAAATTCTCCCCTTTTACAAGCGGGCACGGCGCCTTCCGGCAGCTCCGGGAGCTCCAACAGCTCTGCCGATTCTCCCAGTTCCGACGGTTCCACCAACTCCAACAGCTCCGCCAGCTTCGGCAGCTCCGACAGCCCCGGCCACGGATTTCGATTCGCGGGATTCTCCCCAAAACAGAAAATGGTCCTGTGCTGGTGGTGCGATGCCTCCCCCATGCGCGGGCGCGACGGCATTATCGCCGACGGCGCCATCCGCAGCGGAAAGTCGCTCTCCTTATCCCTCTCCTTCTGCCTTTGGGCCATGGCACGCTTCTCCGGCCAGAACTTCGCCCTATGCGGCAAAACCATCGGCAGCCTGCGCCGCAACGTCCTCGCACCTCTCAAGCCTCTGCTCGCCGCACGCGGATTCTCCCTCATCGAGCACCGCACCGACAACCTCCTGATCCTGCGCGCCCCCGCCGCTTTTGCCCGCGGGCCCGGCCATCCCGATGCTTCACACGCCCACGCCGCAAAACGGCCCGCACCCGCCAGCTCCCTTACCCGCACCAGCACGGCGCGGGATTTTTTATGCCCCGAAAAGGCCGCCGGGGACCCGGAGGGCGGAACCGGCGGCGAGATCGTCAACTCCTTTTACCTGTTCGGCGGGCGCGACGAGCGCAGCCAGGACCTCATTCAGGGCGTTACCCTCGCCGGCGTCCTGTTCGACGAGGTTGCCCTGATGCCGCAGTCCTTCGTCAACCAGGCCACCGCACGGTGCAGCGTATGCGGCAGCAAGTTCTGGTTCAACTGCAACCCCGAAGGCCCGGAACACTGGTTCTTCCGCGACTGGGTGCGCCCCGCACGCACCAAAAATTTACTGTATCTGCACTTTACCATGCGCGACAACCCCTCGCTCTCCCCCGCCGTGCGCGAACGTTACCGGCGCCGCTACTCCGGCGCTTTTTTCGACCGGTACATCCTCGGCCGCTGGGTGCTGGCCGAGGGCCTTGTGTATCCGGGCTTCGGCCCGCAGTGCCTTTGCGCCCCTGACCCGCCCCACGGCGGACGCTGGTTTTTGAGCATCGATTACGGCACGCGCAATCCCTTCTCGGCCGGACTTTGGCAGGTGGCCGACGGCGTCGCCCGGCGTGTGGACGAATATTACTACGACGGCCGCCTGCATCCCCCGCGCACCGACGAGGAGCACTGCACCGCTCTGCTTGATCTTGCGGCCCGCTGGTGCCCGGCCGGCACCGTGGAATGCGCTGTGATTGACCCATCCGCCGCCAGCATGGTGGAGGTGCTGCGCCGCCGCGCGCCCTTTGCCGTGCGCGCCGCCAGCAACGACGTGTTGCCAGGCATTGCCAACGTTGCCTGTTTTTTGGCCGACGGACGCCTTAAGATTGCACCGCGATGCCGCGACTGCATCCGCGAATTCCACCTTTACCGATGGGACCCCCGCGCCGCACACGACACCGTACTGAAACAGAACGACCACGCCATGGACGATGTGCGATACTTTTGCAGAAGCATTTTGAGAAGGATACTTTAGGGAAGCACCGCACAACTCGGCAGGCCGGGCTGGCGGGCAAAATGCACCAAGCGGCAAGAGAAAAGCGCGGGGGCGGCCCGCGCGGGGGAAGATGGCCTTGCGCGGGCAAGGATGGCCTTGCGGGGAGCAAGGATGACCTTGCGGGGAGCAAGGATGACCGCACGAAGGCAAGGATGACCCTGCGGGGGAAAAGAGCGAAGCGCCGCGGGGCTGGGATGCCCGCGGGGGGGAGCGGGAAGCACCGCGGGGCTGGGATGCCCGCGGGGGCTTCTTGCCCCGGGACCTTGCGGCGCCCCGCAGGGCGCTGCTTACGCCTTTTGGCGTCAAAAGGCGCAGGGAAAACCGCCACCGATTCCGACGCGGTGGACGCACGGCCAGGGCACCGCCCTGGACTCATGCTGCGGACTCGTCGGGCTAAAATCGCCCGGAGCGAGTCTTTCACAGCTGCTCCACAGGGCTCCTCGCCGCGTCGGACGATTTTGCGTGCGCGCCGCCCTTCCGGATTTTAAGTTGACGGTGGGTGATTTTTGGGTTTTGCGGATCGGGCTGGCAGTGCTGCCGCGGAAAACTGGATTCCGAAGCTGCTGATTTTTTGGGGATATCGTCAGCTCTGGCAGAACACCGGCAGGGCTTGAGCGGAAAAACCGCTTTTGCAGCGGATGCTTTTTCGGCAATCGCGCCGCGGCTGGCAGAACACCGGCAGGGCTGCCGCGGAAAACTTTTTTGCGGCGGGTGATCAAAAAACGTTCCGGCTGAAATTTGGAGGTTTTATTTTTATGATGTTTTCCGTTGCTGCGGTACGGCAGGCACTGGGCGTGCCGGTGGCCGTCTCGGCTGGGATGGAGCAGTCCATCCGCCGCTGGAACCGCCTGCTCGCTTCGCCCGACCCCGCCGACGCACTGCGTCTGCCCGCCGCTGTTTCGGGCGAGCTGGCGCGCCTTTGCACCCTTGAGGCGGACATCCGCATCACCGGCAGCCCCCGCGCTGATTTTTTGAGCGCCGCCCTTGACCCCGTACGCCACAGTCTGCGTCGCTGCGTCCAGCTGGGCGCAGCCGCCGGCGGCCTTGTGTGGAAACCCTGCGTACTGGGCCGCACCCTGCGTGTGGAGGCCGTGCGCGCCGGGGATTTCTGGCCCGTCGCCTTCGACGGCACGCGCCTGACTGCCGCCGTCTTCTGCTCCCGCAAGGTGCAGGCAGACCGCGTATTTACCCGGTTTGAATACCATCATCTGGAACCGGACGGCTGCCACATCGAAAACCGCGCCTTCGTCTCCGGCCGCTTCGCGCCGCTTGGCCTTGCCTCTGCTGACATCGACGGCACACCCGGCACACCCTGTTCCCTTACCCGCGTGCCCGAATGGGCCGCACTGCAGCCTGCCGCCGTCATCCGCAACGTGGACCGCCTGCTGATGGGCTGGTTCCGCATGCCGGGCGCCAACTGCGCCGAGCCGCTCTCCCCGCTGGGAGCCAGCTGCTTTGCCGACGCCGAACCCCTTATCCGCGAGGCGAACCGCCAATGGCAGCGCATCCTGTGGGAGTACGAGGGCACCGAGCTTGCCGTACACGCCGACGCCACCCTGTTTGCCCGCACGCGCAGCGGCGAACCGATCCTGCCCGAGGGGCACAACCGGCTTTATCGTCTGCTGCCGGGGCTGGAAAACCGCATCGACACCTTTGCCCCCGCCATCCGGGACGCCCCGCTATGGACCGGGCTGGACAACATGCTGCGGCGCATCGAGTTCAACTGCGCGCTGGCCTACGGCACCCTCTCGGACCCGCGCGGCGTGGACCGCACCGCCGAGGAGATCAAGGCCAGCAAAAAGCGCAGCTTTGACGCCGTGCGTGAGATGCAGACCTCTCTGCAAGCCGCATTGGACGGCCTTTTGTACGCCATGGACACATGGGCCACCCTGGGCGGGCTTGCCCCCGCGGGGACGTGGCACGCCGCCTACGACTGGGACGATTCCATCGCCAACGACCCCAGCCAGCGCAAGGAACTGTTTTGGCAGTACGTACAGGCCGGCAAGTTTCCGATGGCACGGTTTTTGGTCGAGTTCGAGGGCTACACCCCCGCCGAGGCCGCCGGGATCACGGCCGAATGTGCCGGGCACAGCGCGGCGCAGAAAAGGTCTTGACGTGCAGGGTGAACCGGCAGAGCACGGCACCGAAAAGACTTAGACGCGCAGGGCGTGCCGGAACAGCACGGCACGGAAAAGGTTTAGACGCGCAGAGTGAACCGGCACAGCACGGCGTCAGAAAAGGTCTTGACGCGCAGAGTGAACCGGCACAGCACGGCACTCAAAAGGCTTAGACGTGCAGGGCGTGCCGGAACAGCACGGCACCGAAAAGGAGGATACAATTTGAAACGTGAAATTGAAAAAAGCGGCCCCTTGAAAAAAGCTTTCGTTGAAAAAACGCAGGAGAAAAGCGGTTTATTCCCCGGGGCAAAAGTCCCGAATTCGGGGCCGGGTGCGGCCAGCGGCCCCGCCGAGGGTGAGAAAACCGTGGGCGCTGAATTTTCTGCCTCCGCGGCGCAGGCCAGCGGCCCCGCCGAGGGAGAGAAAACCGTGGGCGCTGAATTTTCTGTCTCCGCGGCGCAGGCCAGCGGCCCCGCCGAGGCAAAAACGGCAAGCGCTGAATTTTCTGTCTCCGCGGCGCAGGCCAGCGGCCCCGCCGAGGCAAAAACGGCAAGCGCAGAATTTTCTGCCTCCGCGGCGCAGGCCAGCGGCCCCGCCGAGGGTGAGAAAACCGTGAACGCTGAATTTTCTGCCTCCGCGGCACAGACCAATGGCCCCGCCGAACCCCCTTCTTCCCTTGCGGCACAGCTTTCGGCCGCACAGGTGCGCATCGCACAGCTTTCGGCCGACCTCACCGCGCGGGACCGCGAACTGGACACCCTGAAAAATCCCCCGCCCCCGCTGCCGGCTCTTGTTCTGCCGGACACCCCCGGCGCGGCCCCCGCTCTGACGCATGAGGTCTTTGCCCGCCTGGGCTACCGCGCCCGCCTTGCCCTCAAGCGCGAAAGCCCCGAGGTGTACCGCCAGATGCGGGGCGAATAAATCCAGCCCCCAAATCAAAATCCGGTGAGCCTTACGTGCTCTGCCGGATTTTTGTTTGCCGATCGTTCGTTTTTTTGCCTTTCCCTTAAATCTTTACACCGGCGGCGCAGCCGCACAGAAAGGACCAATTATGGCTGAAACAAACATGACCAAACTCGCCCAGCTCATCGACCCTGAGGTGATGGCTGACGTCATCTCCGCCACTCTGCCCAAAAAGATCCGCGTCGCGCCCATCGCACGGCTCGACACTACCCTCGCCGGCGTGCCCGGCGATACCATCACCGTCCCCTCCTACGGCTACATCGGCGACGCCGCCCTGCGCGCCGAGGGCGACGAGATCGCCATCGCACAGATGTCCGAGACTTCCAAAACCGCCGTCATCAAGGACGCCGCCAAGGGCGTCCTCCTCACCGACCGCGCCGTCCTGTGCGGCTACGGCAACCCCGTCGGCGAGGCCAACGCGCAGCTCGCCCTCGCCATCGCCGCCAAGGTCGATAACGACTGCATGGACGCCCTTCAGACGGCTTCCCTCTCCTACGACGGCTCCGCCGCCAACATCTCCTACGACGGCATCGTCGATGCCATCGATCTCTTTGAGGAGGAAGTCAACTCGGAAAAAGTCCTGTTCGTCCACCCAAAACAGGTTACGCAGCTGCGCAAGGATGCGGACTTTATCTCCGCCGATAAGTATCAGGCCGGCGTCGCGGTTACCGGCGAGATCGGCATGATCGCCAACACCCACATCGTGCCCAGCAAAAAGGTGCCCGTCGTGCAGGTGGGCGCCTCCGGCAGCGCGGTGGACTGCTACGCCTGCCCCCTCGTCAAGCTGGACGGCGACCCCGAAACCGACGGCGCTCTGCCGGCGCTCACCATCTTTTTGAAGCGCGACACCAACGTGGAAACTGAGCGCAAACCCGGCATCCGCTCCACTGCCATCACCGCCGACCGCCTGTATGTTGCGGCTTTGACCAACGAATCCAAGGTGGTTTTGGCCAAGTTTAAGAAATGAGGTGCCCATGGGTATGCCATGCGTGAGTTTTGAGTGGTACACCGATGCCTACGGCGGAAACACCATCGCCGCTGCCGCGTGGGCCCCGCTTGCCCGGCAGGCTCTTGCCCGCGTGGATGCGCTGTGCGCGGGCCGCGTGCGGCCGCTGCTTGCCGCGGCCGAGCCTGCAAAGGCAGAGAGTGAGAACGAGACGATGTCTCGATCCGGGGCAGTGAGCGCCGGGCAGGGCACGGCGCTTTCGCCGGCTGAGCTTGCCCAGGCGGCCAAAAATGCCGTATGCGCCGTGGCCGAGGTGCTGGCCCGCTGGCAGGACGCCGCGCCGCCGCCCGGGGCAGCCTCGGCTGCCAACGATGGAGTCTCTGAGAGCTACGCCGCCCCGGCAGCCTGCCGCGCACAGCTTTCGGAGGAGATCGCGGACGCCGCAGGGCTGTTTTTGCCCCCCGGCTGCCCGCTGCGTTTTTTGGGGGTGAGAGCATGAACAGCTGCATCAGCGGCAAAGCAAAAAAGAAATCCAAGACTGCGGCGAAACCCAAGACTGCGGTGAAAACCAAGGCTACTGCAAAAACCAAGGCCGCCACAAAACCCAAGGCCGGCGGAAAATGTAAAACGGCCGCCAGACGCAAAGGGGTGTGCGGATGCTGAACGCGAAGCGCACCATCACGGTGGCCAACCGCAGCTTTGATCCCGCCGCCGGCACCGACGTTTACTGCTGCCACATCCTGCGCGGGTGCAGCTGGTACGCGCGCGAGCGCACGGTGGCGGACGGCACCGGCCTGAAAACCGCGCGCACGGTTTTGGTGCGCATTCCGCTGGCGGCCGGGCTGACAGCCGGTCCGTTTTACGAGCCTGCCGTATATGCGTCCCTGCCCGCCGCGCAGCGCGCCGCCGCGTGGACGCTTGCCCCCGGCGACCGCGTGCTGCTGGGCGAGGTATCCGCCTTTTCCGCCGCCGAGGCCGCCCGCCGCGCCGAGGACTGCTTTACCGTGACGGGCCACCGCACCAATTTGTTCGGCCCGCTGGCGCACTGGTGTGCCGAGGGCAGCGTGCGCAGCTGGGGCAGCGGGGAGTGATTTCCCCGGGAAAACAGGGGGTGCCGTGTTGCATATTCTTTCCGCTGTGGAAAGAACTTGTGTTTTCTCCGCGTTTTGGGGAGGACTCCTCCGCGTTTTGGGGAGGGCTCCTCCGCGTTTTGGGGAGGGCTCCTCCGCGTTTTGGGGAGGGCTCCTCCGCGTTTTGGGGAGGACTCCTCCGCGTTTTGGGGAGGGCTCCTCCGCGTTTTGGGGAGGGCTCCTCCGCGTTTTGGGGAGGGCTCCTCCGCGTTTTGGGGAGGGCTCCTCCGCGTTTTGGGGAGGGCTCCTCCGCGTTTTGGGGAGGGCTCCTCCGCGTTTTGGGGAGGGCTCCTCCGCGTTTTCCCCGCTGCTCCCGCAGAAAGGTGGTTTTTATGGCAGGCATTCTTTCCGCCGATTTTACCTTTCGGGTGGACTCCGGCGACGCAGGCACGCGGTTTTTGGCGGCATTGCAGGCCGCGCAGCCGGTGTTTGACGCCGCGTGTGCCGCCGCCGTGGACCCGTATGTTCCCTGCCGGACCGGCGCGCTGAAAAGCAGCGTGTACGCAGGCGGCTTTGGCGCGGGCCTGCTGCAATACACGGTTCCCTACGCTGCCGCGCAGTATTATCTGCACCCCGCGGGCGTCACCTATGACGGTGTGCGCGGCCCCCATTGGGGCGAGCGCGCCGCCGCCGATCTTTTGCCCAACCTGGCCGCCGCGGCCAGAAATGCCGTTGCCGCTGGCTTTGCGCAATCGTGAAGCGCACCATGCAAAGCGCCGGCTTTCGGGGTTTGCCCGCGGCCGGCTTTTTAAGAAAGAGGCCCTATTATGTCAGATTCTTGCCTTTTGGCCGCCGTGCGCGGCTGGCTGGCGGCCTGCCCGGCCATCGAATCGGCGCTGCCCAGCGGGCGCACACTGCGCATCCACTGGCTGGGCGACGGCCCCGTCGAGTTTTCGCTGGAAAGCGCGCCCGGCACTCCCGCGGCGCGGGAATACCTGCGCGGCGGCGGCATCCGCCAAAGCAATTTTGTGCTGGCAAGCCGTATGCCGCTGGGGCCCGACGTGGCCGAGGCCGCGCTTGCGGGCGGCATTTTTGAGCAGATCTCCGCATGGCTGCGCGCCCAAAACGAGGCGCAGAACTTTCCCGCAGTGCCCAGCGCGCAGGTGCGCCGGGTGGAGGTGACGTCACCGGGCTACCTTCTGGCTGCCACCGCCGATACCTGCCGCATCCAGATGCAGTTTCGGCTGCAATTTTACGATTTGAAAGGACTGGTTTGATTTTGAAACTGAGTGAACTGATGGCCGGGCACACCCCCAGCGCAGCATACGCGGGCTTTGCCGAGGCCGACACCTGGGTGCTGGCGCTGCAGACGGCCGCATCGCAGACCTCACCGGCCGATTACGCGGTGTTTCAGGTGGGCGTGGTGGACCAAAGCCTGGACCTGAAACCCAAAACCGCCGACGCCACCTACGTGCGCGCGGGCACGGCCACGGCCAAAACAGGCAACAGCGCGCGCATCAAGCTGGACCACGACCGCTGTTTTGGCGATGCCGCGCAGGATTTTATCGACAGCTATGCCGTGCGCTGGGGCACCGGCGATGAGGTGAAGGCCGCGTTCGTCTATTTCAGCCTGCTCACGGGCAAGGGCATCCAGGGCACCGGGCACATCGTGATGGACGGCGGCCCAACCTCCGGCGCGGGTGAGACCGGCCGCCAGGAGGGTACGCTGTATCTCGACGGCAAGCCCAAGGAATACGTCTGGGCCGCAGCGTGACGCGAAAAGAAATTGTTGCTGCGTTATTTTTTAGCGTTTGAGGCAAAGGAGGCACCATGAAAGTACGTAACCTTGAGCTTGCGTTCAACCCCGAGGACGCTGACGATCTGGCGCGGCTGGCCACCGCGGAGGCGGCGTTCCAGCGCGCATTGCGTGAGGACGCGGCCCGCCGTGCCAAAGCGCGCGGCGGTGCTTCGGCGGACGGCAGATTTCCGGTGCACGGGGGCAACGCTTCGGCGGACGCGGGGGACGGTGTGGCCGAGTTGAGGGATGTCTGCGCGCGGGTGCGGCAGTTTGTGGACAGTGCCTACGGCCCGGGCACGGCGCAGGCACTCGGCCTTGCGCGGGACGATTTTTCCGCCTGCCGTGCCGCCCTGTGTGACCTTGCCGAGGCCGCAAGCTGCGCCCGGCGTGAAGCCGCACAGGCGTTTGAGGCGCGCGTGACGCGCTTTTCGCCCGAGCGCGCGGCCGGGCAGACCGGGCCAGAGAACGCGCCGCGCCAAACCGAGGGCACACCATTCCGGGCAGACTGTGCGCCGCGCCAAACCGAGGGCACACCATTCCGGGCAGACTGTGCGCCGCTTATGCAGCAAGCTGTGCCGTCACACGCCGCAGATGTGGCTCCGCAGGCGGCACATTTTGCCGCAGAGGCAGCCCCCGAACTTTCCCGCGTTTACCGTACCGCGCGGCGGGCCAAAGCGCCAAAGGCGGCGCACCATGGCTGAGTTTGCGCCCAATCTGCTCATCGACCCGCTGCCGTGCGCACTGGGCGGGCAGCCCATAAACACGGGATTCCGGACCTGGATGCTGTTTCAGCAGCTGGCACTTGCGCCCGAGGGCACCCTCCCGGTTCGCGAGCGTGTGGCCGCCGCACTGCGGCTATGCTACCGCGCGCCCGCGCAAGCCCTGGCCGACCCGATGGCATGGGAGCGTCTGCTTTGGTTTTACGCCTGCGGCCGCGGGCCGGACGGCCTGCCCCAGCCGGAACCGTGTGCGCCGTGCGCCGCGCCGCAAGCCGGTGTTTCTCCCGCGGCATCGCAAACCGGTGTTTCTCCCGCGGCATCGCAAACCGATGTTTCTCCAGCGGCATCGCAAACCGATGCTTCTCCAGCCGAGCCGCAAGCCGATGCTTCTCCAGCCGCGCCGCAAACCGATGTTTCTCCAGCGGCATCGCAAACCGATGCTTCTCCCACCGCGCCGCAAACCGGTGTTTCTCCAGCGCACGGCGCGCCAAACGGATCCTTTTCCCCCGCGCAGCTCCCCCCGCACGATGGCGGCACGGCCTCCGCTTTCCCTGCACCGGACGGCTTTTCCGCCCAGTTCACGCCGCCCTTTTCCCGGGAAAAGACGCCGCGCGCCGTGTATGATTTCGACCAGGATGCACCGCTTTTGGCCGCGGCCTTTTGGCAGACCTACGGCCTGGACCTGACGGCCCGGGACGCGGGCGTGCTGCACTGGTGGGCCTTCCGCGCCTTGCTGGACGGCCTGCCGGACAGCTGCCGCTTTTCCCAGATCGTGGCGCTGCGCGGGCTGGACGTATCGGCCGCGGGCGGCCTGCCGGACGTAATGCGCGCCCGGTGCGCCGGGCTGCAAAAGCGCTTTGCCCTGCGCACCGGGGGGACCGGCGGCACACCCACCGGCGCGCTGCACACCGCCGGAGAGGCAAAGTCAAACATAGACGCGCTGTTTTCTCAGGCGGAGCGCTGGCGCGCACAGCAAAGTCTGCCCACTCCCCAGTGA